TACTGTATTCGTCTGCAGTGCCGTTTAACCAAGTAAGAGGCTTATCTCCACAACCACATCCTCCACAAAAGAATTTTCCTGGTGTCGCACTTGTTTGTAGGTATTCACAAGCAGGCAATACTCCACCAGAATCTTTATTCCCAAAACAACTCAATACTCGTAATTGTTTTAAGGGAATGTTTACTTTTTCGCTGTTAACTCCTTTAGAAGCTATTGCATTAATAAAACTTGTTGCCATTCCAAATCCTTTTGCAATCGGATTTGAAGGCGCCACTTCTCGTTTTTTAAATTCTTGATCCATATTATAACCTTTTTGTTTTAACCAAACAGGAACACTACGAGTATTTATATTAGAAACGGGTTCAATCAGATGTTGAATTGTAATTTCTTTTGCTACTTTTGTTGACGGACAATCCGTGCCAGTGCAGGATTTTTCAGAGTTTTTATTTTTATTACAACCACATCCCATATTAGATTTATTAAGTTAAAGGAATTGATCTAGTGTGAACCACGTTATGTATGTTTAATTTTGAACTTATTAAAGGATATGGTATAGTATCAGAGTTTAGATCTATTCCATATAAAAATTTTTGATTAAATGGTTTTAATTGTCTGTAACTAATTGTATCTCCAACAAAAACAGTAGATGATGTTAATATAAAATTTGTTCCAGACAATAAAGAATTTAATTTGGCTCTAAAATTTGTTATAGAGTTAAATTGATTTTTTAGAAATACCAATTCTCCTAAAGAAGGAACACAAAAATCAGACCACAGTATTCCAATATCTGAATAATCTGAACTATTTAATATAGAATTTATTTTATTTCCAAAAAATTTATTATAAGAACCACTAAAAGCAGAAGTATCTTTTTTTAATGGATTATATGAATCAAAAGATTGAGAAACTAAATCAGAATAAACAAAAATTGCATAACTATTAGAATCTTGAGAAGTATAAGTTTTCAGTTGATCTGATATTTGAAATGAACTCGGAGTATAATTTCCTGCATATATTATCCCTTGGAACTCAGATCCTATACTAATATTAGAAAAACTAGCTCCGGGCATACTATAAGATTGCCAATTATTATCATGTTTAAATAAGTTTGAAAAATTAAATGTAGAACATGGATCTTGTGGTTCAAAATATCCACTACATTCATACGCAATTGATTCTTTACATGAGGTATATTTTTCATTATCTTGATCAATTGTTGTATAACAACTGCCCCACATAAGTTTGCTTTCATTTAATATTTTAATTTCAGTCGAATTAAGTGACATTTTTTGGATTTCTTTGTTCACATGTTGGTATTGCGGATGTGATTATCGTTCCAGTAGAACCAACTATAGAATATATGTACGGAAAATATTGTCCATTATTTGCAAAACATTCATGATATCCGAATTCTCCTGTAGATCCTATTCTGCTGTTTCCGGTACAACAAATTCCTTGATGCAATACAATGTCGTGATTTATAATATCAGGTATTCTTGAGCGAAAATTTGTAGTCATGAGATATCTCCGCCGATTATTTTAAATACACTGTCTGCTATATTTATTATTTTTGTATCAGCACTATTGACATTTTCGACCGAATTTATTAATGCTAATGAGGACTGAGTTGGACATTCGTCACAAGTTATTCCCAAAAACCATTTAGTTGCACCTGATTGAGTTGGATCACAACCAGCAAAGACCCAAAGTCTTAATTTTTTATACCATTGATCAGTATTATCGTATATTTCAACATCAGAATCTTTTATTGTTAGTTCCACATTTTTCCATTCGTTTCCAGATGTACATCCTGAGTCGAAAATAGCAGTATCATAATTAGTTCCATCTTTACTCTGTGGATTTTCTGGATTAACATATCTAGGATGACTTAAAATTGGGTTAGTTATAAATGGAATATAATTATCATAATAATTTTTTGCTGGAAGATTTCTTATTCCTGACTTAATTGCAGGATCTGCATCATTTGTTCGTAAGATAAAGAATCTATCTTTTTTTCCTAGTGGTTTATATCTAAAACAAATTTTAGCACTAGTTATTCCTTCACTTTCAGTAAAATCAAATCCATTGGTATTTAATTGAAATTCTGAAAATTTTACTCCGGAATCGGAAAATGAAATTCCTGTTCCACAACCTATTCCTGACGGCAAGTAATTGAAACAGTCACAATTAACTTCTCCACACAATTCTCCGATACCAGTAAATATTCCTCCTCTTTTTGCACAATCCTTATAGGTTAGTGATTCACATAAATTGGGACCCAAACAACATGCTCCTATACTACCACCAAGAGGTGTGCAACTAAATGGATTACACTCTTCTCCCGACCATGTTCCACTGAGCATATCACATTCTGTTTTGGAATGTCTGTCTAAACAAGTGGATCCAGCGGGAGGACAACAAGATCCTGGTCCGTCTACACAAGGATCCCAACATTTAAATGCATTGCAACCGTTATTACCGGTTTGAACCGGACTCCACCATCTACCTCCGTATTTTGTACATAAAAATTTTGAAGTATTGTCTTTACATACTCCATTAATACAACAAGATCCGGTATCAAATACTTCCCATTCTAAATCACAAGATCTGAGACAAAATATGCCGTTACTTAAATTACAATCTGCACGAGTAATATAATTATTACAAGTTTGACCTTGATTGTAATTACAAGATCCCATATCCCATGAAGAATTGCAAGTCAAAACAGTAGAGTTAAATCCTCTTCCAAAAACAGTTGCGTTCCAGTTTAAACCATTATTATTGGATGTTAAATTTATAACAGTCTCACCACATCCTAAATAATTTTCTCCTTTTTCAAACCAGACATTTGTTGGAAATTTCCAAATATAATCACTTTGAGTAATGACTGTTAATGTTATAATATTTCCAGTAGAACCTACACTACCAGTCATTCCTGTTATTCCTAATATTCCGTTTGGAGTATTGATATAAAATACTCCTCCTTGTCTTATATCAATATAACTACCACTGCTTCCAATAGCAGCAGAAGAAATGGTAGATACTATAGTTCTGGTTAATATTCCTGTATTAACACTGAAGTGATTCGTTTTTGGTTCAAATCTAAAAGAACCTAGCCCTCCAGTTATACCGTCTAAAATAGGATCTTGTGTTTTACCAGTAAAATACAATAACTCATTTTCAATGAATCCCTTTGCATCATATGGATTAACCGGACCATTAATATAGATATGATCAGAATCGGAAGTAACTTCCATTGCGGCTATTTCTGAACTAATTGATTTGAAATGATATGTAACTCCTGCGTTAGATCCAGAAGCCGCTATAAAAATAGAAGGAGTAGACACTGCACTCCCAAGAACTCCATACGAATCAAATAAAGTAGATCCTGCTAGTTTGGAATATATAAAGGATTGTTTTTGATTATCAGAAAAAGAGAATACAGTATTAGCATACGGATTATTTTCTTGTTTTACACTGGTTATATAAGTAGAAGTTCCTCCTCTTGCTAAATTTTCACAGTTAGCAGCAGATAATCCTACATTTCCTGTGTTTCCTGTAGGACCTATCGGCCCTACAGGACCAGGAATACCTGTTGTTAATATAGAACTAGATCCAATTATACTCATATGTTAACTCGTTGTTGGACAATCGTCACAAGTTCGATTAAATCCTAAAAATATACCTTTAGCAGTATAACATTCTTGTGGAGTTGTATTTTCCGCACAACTATTGTTTTTACAACAAGGACCTACAAAATAATCACAACAGTCTATAAATCCACCACCACCACCACCACTACCACAGTTTTGCTGCGAGCAAACTGTATTGTTGCCACGGTAATTGCCGCTCTGTGTGTTACACTCGGTCTGAGTCACAGAATCAACGCAAGAACCATCCGGTAAACAACACGCTCCAGTATTTGATCCTCCTCCTGTTCCCGTTTGGGTTACTGTTATGGATTTAGTAGCATTACTTGCCGTAACAGTAATTGTACATGTTCTAGTAGTTGTCGTTGAATTTTGTTCTACTGATACTGAAATACTAGTACTAGTTCCTGTCGTTGGAGCAGTGATCCATAGACAATTTCCGGGTACAGATACAGTCCACTGACATAATGGATCTGTCTGACCGAGTATTACGTTCTGAGTTCCTTCAGATTCGTTGAATGAAAGAGTTGTCGGATTAGTATTTAGGGGGTTACAATTACATGTAGTCGGGCAAGATCCAGGACTCCATGTTCCTCCTATAGTTTTGCATGCCCATTCAACATCTATAGTACAACCGCTAACAGAAATACAACAACCTGTTTGTCCTCCACCACAACCACATGTATAGGTAGAACCCGGATTTAGTATATTTAATAAATGAGCACCACCACTCACTAACGGATAATTTGGAGTCCATGACGGTAAATATAGATTATTAGACAAATAAGTTGCAGGACTCTCTTTGTAATCTGTATGACTGGATACAGGAATATACGAATTATCGAATCCGACAAAAGTGATTCCTGATGTTGTACCAGGATGACCTAATAAAGAAGAATCCCAGTTCTGAAAAGTAGCTCCCGTAAACAGGTTTGATAAGTTATTATTTCCTTTAACCTCTAGATATGTGGGTAAGTCTGGATAATTTTTTGCACCAAATATATCACTAATAGTCTCAAAGGTTCTGTATATAGTACTTAGATGATTATTAAATAAGTCTTTTCCGTTTGGAGTATTGAATTTCTTAAAAAAATCTTTTGTATCATCAGATTTTTGATAAAAATTAAAATATATAGGAGGACCAAACGCCTGATTTTCATGTTTAATCCATGTATCATTATTATGTGATTTTGTTATAACTTTTGCTCTTGTGTTAAATATTAATTGAGAAGATAAGGGTCCATTGGATGGAATTTGAGGAAAACTTGATGGATTTTTCTCAGAGCGTATCCAATAACTAGAAAACGGATAAGTTTTCAAATAAAATATAGGAGTATCAATCGTCACATCTACTTGACATGGTTTCCAGTCTTCTGTTAATCCAGCTGTGCAAATATTAGAAGAAGTTGTGTGTTCTTGAAAAGAGATACCAGTTGGCCAATGTTTTGGATCCGGATTTGGTATGTTGTACCGAGAACCCCAACATAAAAACTTATGAATTCTCTTATTATCATGGGTGTATGCTAAAACTGCACAGTTATTTCCACTAGTTCCGGCACTAATCCAATTCCAACTGGCATTTCTATATAAACCAATACTAGTTGGATATAATGCACCCGGATTTGTCTTTTTTATAATTAGTGTGGCGATTCCTTCTGCGTCTAATATATGTACTATCGGCGGTTTATGACTCGGTTTCCATATAGGATGCGCCTCAGTATTAAAACCTGCGTTTCGTACAGTTGCACCGACAAATCCAACGTATTCTCTTAATAGACTTTTATTAATTAAATGAGGAATTGCTTGGATAGACTTATGACTCAGTCTACAAAAATCTTCTGTTATATCATCAAAGGTTAATCCGCCTGTAACTTCTATACTACAGATTCTATCTGGAGAACTACCAGTAAAATTAAAAATCCTATACGATATTTCATCCTCGATTGGTTGATTCAGAAATTTCGAAACAGGATATGATGACAAATTAATACTACCAGCATCTGCAAGATCAAGCTGTTCCGTAGACCAACGAGAAATCCCGTCAGTTGGTAACGGCGAAACTTCTTTACCAGAAAATTGTATCAAGTATCTTATGTTTTTTTCTCTTTGCTTAAAATTAATATCAGAAATAGGGTTCTTATATACGAAATCTGCTTCGTCCGCTACATCGGGAACTATTCCAAGTGATACTAATCCGTGTTGATTTCCTAAAGAAATTTGATTATAATAAAATCTAGAAGGATTGAAGTTGTCGCTATCACAATTTGTATTTTTGTAATGCTCAAATGGATTGGTGATTCCCCAATTGTCCCAGCCTAACCACTGATGAGTATTACAACTAGTATTATTTTGTAAATCTGCTGTTGTTCCATATCCAATAGGAAATAAATTACCATCAGTTCGACAATTTCTAGTTATTATTCGTGAAATAAATAAATCAGGTCTTACTCCAAATACTCCATCAGGAAAATCTTTATAATTAGCCTGATACGATATTCCTGATGACGTTTCGAATACACGATAATAATCAAATCCAAAAGACCTATAAGGATTTACATGAGGTGCGTTCCATATCCTTGCAAATACATCTCCTTCACCAGTTTCTGTAAAATTACCACTAATGTAGTGCGGTATTCTGTTGCTTTCTTCGCTTATTTCTCTGAGTTCCGTTTCAGCTCGAGCTATAATTCTATCGGAATCTTGGATTATACCACCTAAATTATTTGCATATCTTAATTTATTAAAAGATAAGTCGTCAAGAGTTCTATTTGTTATTCCTGCTGGGTTTATGCTTTCATATCCCTGATCTCTCAATATATGACACCAATGCTTATATGGACGCCCGTAATTCGGATCATCGACTGTATCGGGATGTTCTCCAGGAAGTTCTGTAGAATGATCTGTTATAACAGAACAATCGTTAGAATTTATAACACAGAAAAAAGTTTTTCCTTGTGCTGCCTGGATGTAATTCGGTGTTATGAATGCTGTTGCAGTGTCGCCCGCAGTTATTTCTATGGAATTATTAAATCCGTTTGAAAAGAGGGGTTTTGTTGCGTCGTTCGAGTCAAAATTCGGAAAATTAAATGGAATAGGAACTCCTCTAACCATATTCAAATTCTTCCATCCCAATCCAGTAAGTCCAAAATAAGAAAAGGAGTTTATATATTTGGCATGATTCATTACTCCAAGTGTTTGGAATTGTCTATTTGTTGAGATAGAATAGAAAGGATTACTTCCAATTTTTTCAATGTTCTTGAGTTGCTGTTGGTCAAATATTGAATTAAAAGTAAAAATATTTTGCGAAACAGGCGAGGGGGCACCATTTATACCCTGTCCTATGGATCGTTTTCCCAAAATAGTATTGGTATTGAATACACTAGGAGAAATAAACTTTGTATTTATATTTTTACAAACATAACACTGTTCGGTGTCACCGAACACAGGAAAACACGGATTAATACTGGAGGATGTTGTACCGATTACACACCAAGGAAATGTGGTTCCAGGAATAACAGATGCGTATATTCCGTATAATGTTGTTCCTGTGTACGATTGAGGAATCAATTGTTTATCTGTTGCTTCATAATGTATTCCACGATACGGATTAATTCCAGAAGTAGTTAAATATGTTTTAACTGAATAATTATGGCAGTAGTCATCAGGTGTGCCCGATTCTAAGCACGCCATATTACATTCCTGGTGCTGCATCGCGCAGGGAGGGCGGCAACAGTCTGTCTGCGAGCCGAAGATGCCACGTAGTACATGTATCGGACCACAATAACTGCCTAGTTTTTTTGCAAACCCCCAGAATCGGCTCGCGCCCGGCGGCCTGTTCTCGGGCGGAATTCTGACAAAGGGTTCTCCGTACGGCGCACATGTTTGAATCACAGTGGAGGAGGGCGGATTTGAGGTCCCACAACTAATTCTATTTTGGGGGCCAAAGCCGTTTTTGTTTACATACGTAAGCCAAAGATCGCAGTCGCCATGGAACCCGTCCCCCCCAGCGAGCGGGCAGCAACCGAATATGCAGCATATGTACGCATATCGATCGCATGAGCAGGCGAACTGGCAATTGCCGGGGTTCGGCCCGCCGCCTTCGCCTCCGCCTCCGCCGCCTCCGCCGCCTCCGCCGCCTCCGCCGCCAAATATAGGTCCACCACTACCCGTGTCACTACCAGGAGGCATTATATTAAGTCTTTCTTGTTAATTATTTCAAAAATAACCACACTAAAATTAGTTTTAAGTGATCGTGTATTATATTCTAGTTTCATTTTAATTATTTATACTAAAAAAATTGACTCAACATGTTTTTCCAGAAAACCAAACTGCCCCAGGATTTTTGGTTATACAATCATATTCTGACTCTTCTGTACAAATTCCTTTATAGCAACATTGTCCGGAATCACATTCCAGACACAAATCTATTAAATTGGAACATTTTTTCATTAGTCCTTCGTAAACAGAACATTTACTTAAGTTTCCAGGTAATCCCATAAACTGTAAACATTCAGATTCAAATGTTTCTATACAAGTAACTTTGTCTAATTCGTAACTATATATACAACAAGTTTTAACGGCAGAAAATACTTCTTCTCTATTAGAACACGGATTTATGCTCCAACTTCCTTGAATAGATTTACAATACGGTTCACTTATAAAATCAACACATCTTTTTCTTGGATCTGGAATTGTACTCAAAAAACAAGAACCTAGTGTTGCTCCCCCTACTAATAAATTTGCAGTATTTCCACTAGAATGATTCGTAGAAAAAAATGGTATTTTTATATTAGTAGGAGCCGAAACAATTAATCCTGATTGTCCTGTATTTCCAGAAATAGTAGTTACCGGTATAGTAAAAGTGATCCCACTTCCCCATCCTCCAGTAATTACTGTTCCCCCGATAGTATTGATATTCTCAGATCTATAATTGTCTCTGTTATCAGTAGAACTAAAATTATCAATTTCTTTAGTGTAGTTTTGAACATATCGAAGCAAACCGGTAATGGGATTCCATAAAGTTCCAGTGGCTCCTCTTACTGTAAATTTATCTAACGATTGATCTACATAAGCCAATTGACCACTAGAACCAGAAGGACTATAGAGTGTTTTAAGACTTTTTATTTTATAAAAAGTAGCACCATCAATAACATCAATGTTATTGAATGTAATCCCTAAAAATTTAGGTGTTTTTGTTTGATTAGGATTTGCTGAAAATGTAACAGATCTAGTACTAAACTCTTCTGGACTAAATGTTTGAAATATGTGATGACCCGACAATGAACTTGCCTGTATATTAAAAACAGAACCATTTACACTATTCGTACCGGTATTTCCTTTTATTGAAGAATGAAGTATATTTACTTGATTATCTGCAGTACCAAAAGTCAAAATTAAATTATTTTCCGATACAGTTATTCCAGAAATTCCTATTCCAGTTACTCCTGGCAAACATTGTCCAGGACTTCCAGTTATTCCAGTGGGCCCGGTTGGGCCATTAGGTCCTACTGAACCGATCAGACCAACTCCACGAAACACAGGAATAGAAGAACTCCCAGGAATATTTGTCATTTATTGATTCTCCATAGAGAAGAATAATCTGAGGTGGGATATTTGCCATTACATGTAACTAGACGTATAGGTCTTGCTAAAGCAGGTTCCATTCTGTTTCTTATTTCAAACTTCATTGTATTACTATTTACTGCCAACGCCACCTTTCCTACAGAACAAGTTTCTCCGGTTTCTGATATTCCTTCTAAATTTTTGTAATCGAACGCTCCAGTAGAAGTCCAATTAATATCTGTTATAGGATATGCTCCTGCTGCAATAAGAGTTTCATTAAGATTATTTAATTTAATTTCTCTCAATATATAAGCCCATTCGTTTGCAGAAGCAACAAACCAATCTGATGTGTTGGGATTATTAGCAGAAGTAGATGTTTTATTGTATTCTAAAATCGCTGTTGCTAAATCAACCATTCTATTTGAATCGAATTTTTCTCCACTCTGGTATAATGATTTAGTTAAATACTGATCATAATCTATTCCTGCTTGATCGAAAATCTTTGCATTAGTTAATCGTATTGTATTGTACATTCCCCAATCCGTCGACCACTTTCCACATATTCCTTGAGTAGATCTATTATCTAGTCTTTTTATCGGATCATCTCCAACAGATCTTTTATTGCAGTAATTTACCATATTATCTCGAATAATACTATTATTTATTTTATTCGAAAAAACGTTATTGTAAACAAATCCTTCATTTTTAAGATTCAAATCAATTGTATTAGATTCTAGTATTTTTCCCCAAGAAGTAAATAACGGTCCCCAAGCATTTGAATCTCTAGACCATGTATATCTTGTCTTAGTCAAATCATTAACGATAGGACTCATAGACATAATCATAATATAACTGTAATTTATTTCACACAAGTTCTCTTCAATTTCTCCATATCCTCTTCCATCTGCAATAGTAGTTAATTCTATTGTTTCTGCTTCAGATTTCAATAAATCATCTATTTCTACTTGATTTGTTAAAAATTTAGGACCTATACCTTTGCTATTTCCTGGTTGATAAATTCCGACGACAACTCCGCCTTCGAATAGATCACCAATTTTTAATTTTTCTGTTGTTATAGAGTCCAAACATGGAAGTCGATTTGTTTCACATGTAAATTCCCAACATCGTTTTCCTTTTCCTAAATATAAACTCTTATTTTCAACACAATAAGTTCCAGTGATACCATCATTACAGGTTACTCCGTTACAACATCCTCCTGTTCCTTCGATGCAAATTCCTTTGTCGCATATAGTACCGTTTCCCTGATAAAAGAATTGACTGTTTTCGCAATCTTCTTGTGTAGTTTCCTTGCATAGTCCGTTACCGTTGCAACAGGCACCCAGTATTGGTTGTCTTGATGCTTTAGATTCAAAAACGTATTCACATTTTCTTTCTTTACATGAAACAACAGACCAATTAAATTTAAAATTAAACGATTCGGCTAACGTCTGACATGCTAAAAATGTTGAAGTTTGACACGGAAGTATTGTTTTGTTTTCAGGATCCCATAAACAACAACTTCCATTCAGTCCAGAAGCTGAGCCACATGTTGATCCTTCTACGAACACTCCTTTGTATTGACTCTGGCATTTTTCTGCATTCGTTGAGATACATACTGGTCCTGTTGGTCCTTCGTAAAGACAAGATCCGTTTATATTTAATGCACTAAGAGGATTGCTGGATTGTTTTTTCATAATTTATCCTGATATACACTCTCGAGTAAACGATGGTCCTTTTATGCTATTACATCCACTATAGAAATCAAATACGTTCGCGCCCCACGCGGACAGAAGTAACGTCAGATCGGTGGCGTCTATGAAGCCGTCTGAATTGAGGTCATAAGTAGAACAAATAGGATTGTCTGTAGTTGATTTGTTCCAACAATTTCCTACAAGCATCTGAAGTGCTTCACTCTGATTGAATGTTGGATTTATGTCAGAATATGAAGTTTTAGTGTTACTTATACCACCAAGCATACTACAAGAAAAATACCAAATATTTCCGATAGATATTCCTGTATAAATATTTACTCCTGTCTTTGGTAATGGTGCTATTAACGGAAATCTTATTTTACTCGCTAGAACTGATGATTTTATATCAAAAGTAACAGTAGGTGTCGTCCTCGGGATAATAATAGTAATTCCAGCACTTTGGTTGGAAGGTATGGTTCCCGTAAGATTAATCTGTACGTTATTGGTGCCTTCGTCGATTAATAAAAAAACAGATCCATCGTTTACATTTATGTTATAGGAGGTATCGATTATTGCTAATCTTTGAGTAAATTCTGCATATCGCGCTATAGTCCAATCTAAAACTCCAGTAGTAGGATTCCAATTTGTATTTGTTGCTCCATCAAATGCATTGCTACTAGTAGCAATAACAAGTTGATTTAAATTTGTTTGATCTAAAGTAATTCCACTAGATCCAACATATGAAATTTGTATTCTATTGTCTTCTATTCTGTTAATTTCTATTACATCTGGAGTCTTGGTATGAATAGTTTTTAAAACCAAAGAATCACTTGTAGTAATAGTAGGAGAATTTGACAGTATTTTAGGGTTTCTAGAAAAACTTTTAATAATTTGATTGTCTGGTGCAGTTACGCCAAATTGAACAACCCAAAGTCCAGTAATTCCTTTGATTGTTTCACTGTTGGCTGTAAATCCATTTTCCCATGTAAATATCAATCGAGAATCAGTTAATGTTATTCCTGTTATGGAAGAACCAGTTGGACCAAAAATATTTGCTCCAGTGTCTCCTCTTGGACCAATTGGTCCAATAGGACCTGTTGGGCCTGTTGGACCTATTATGCCGTCATTGAATGTGTTTCGTACAAAACTAGACATAATATGTTTACAGTTTTTATTTAAAACAATCGCATCAGTGTTCTAGGAAGCGGAGCTGCAAAGTCCTCCTGGGCGGATCTAATTGGATTGGACCAGTCTGGACAATGAATTCCGTTTAATCCTGCAATAAGTTGCACCCATGTGGGTTGAAACAGAAAAACTTTTCGACTATTATCCACTGTGTTATCTCCTACGCGAATATGCCATTGCATAGCTTTTGGAGTATTTAGTAGTGCTGGCGGCACCTGTGGATTAGATACATTTTTAAAAAAATTGTGAACATTAACTTTATCCAAATCCCATATGCCTTCAGTTATACAATAATAAGGAGAATAAAAATACAATCCTCCTCTGCGCTGTGCGAGTGGTACATCTACAAGAGTTTCGCTATTACTAGTTTTCTCTCTACCTTGTCTTGGTATAATAAATCCTATCTTTTGCCAGTCTGCATGAACATCTTGTAGGGCATTGTGTATCATCCAGTTAGAGTACAAATCAATTGTTCCGTCTTCCGAATTGGTTTTAATTTTTTCTTCAGGAGATGTAGGAGAATCTTCTGAGTTAAACGAACTTGTATCCCCTATATATGTTCTAGGTTGAAACATAAATCCTGGAAGATAAAAAGAAGTTAATAGTTCTTTTTTAAATTTCCTATAATTCGGGTTAGTTTCTCCTCCCATAGATGATCGAAATGTTGTAAGTTCTATGCCAGCACCAGGCCAGTCATTCGAGGCACCAGGGTTTACGAGTGGATCCTGTATGTCTCCCATTTCGGATTCTCCTTCTGAACCAGGAAGAATAAGAGTGTTACCAAGTAAGGCATTAAATTCATCTGAATATATTGCTCTCACATTAGCCCAGTTGATTAAGGGCCAGGCGTTTCCCTCCGGATCGTTTTGAGTAAACCACAATTGAATCAATCTTCTCCAACGACTTGTGGTATTAACGGAACCTCCACTAAGATCTCCTCCAATATTGTTGGTGTCAATCGGATCTTCTTCGTTTATATTAGGTTGTACTCTTGCAATAGAATTTACTCCACTGTTCCATAATAATTCTAATGGATATCTGCCGGATTCGTATGTCCTTCCTTTACCTGTAGTAGTATTATCTGAGCCGTCTCCTTGAAATGGCAGATTCGTAAAAATATCATCACGAACACTAAAAGTATTTCCTGTACTGAGTAATGCGTTTGAAAATTCGTCTTTCCATACGTTTGTAATCGGAGTCCATGGATTTTCTGCAAGATACAATGTTCCATCCATTGCAATATAATTAGAATCAGTTAATCTGTGAACAGATGGCAGCGGCGCTTGAGTTAATTGGTTAGCTTCAAATGTGATTCCTAAAAACTGAGTATAATTATTATCAGGTCTAATTCTGAAATCACAAGGAAAAGAAGTTAACCAAACACAGTTTTCAGCCTTAGTTTGAACACCTTCTGACGCCTTAATTACAGAAGATAACCAATTTTTAAAAACAAATCTGTTTGCTCCATGATATGCAACTTGTTTCAATTCTCCAATTCTAATTAGATTTGATTCTGATGTTGATATTGTTACTGTCGGACCTGTACCGTCGGTCACCTGGATTCCGGAACCTGCTTGTATTGTCGTGATACTACCACCCCCACCCCCACCCTCACCAGAAGCACTAATCGTCACTTCTCCTAAACCACTCGAAGGCTGTACAGTAATATTAGTGCCAGCTATAATTTTAGTAACACCACCACCCCCACCAGCTACTCCGCCAGCTGCAGACCCACCTGCAAAATAACCACTGTAATTTACCACATAACCTGTATATGCAATTCCTTCTGTTGTGTGTGGAAATTGATAAAATACGGGTTTTACAATGTGTCCTGCTAATGTAGCTCCTTGGTTTTGTAAAGATCCTGGTATAGTTGGTGATAAAAACCAAATATCATTTCCTCCTTCTCCACCTGATCCTAAATTATTTAATTTACCTGCTGGAATAGTAGTAATAGATCCGTTAGTAATTACAGAAGCAGTACTGCCAGAGATAGACTCGATAATACCAAATACTTCAGAAGTTTCAGCATTATTTGCTTGTGCTTTTTTCCATTGATTAGATGCTATATCAAAATAAACAGTATCTCCTAGTACTAAACCATTAGAAGGAATTTGAGCTATATTTCTGGAACTTGACTGTATGTAAGTAGAGGAGGCAATATCTATTAGAGTCTCGTTTTGTTGTAGAACAATTGCTCCTGATGTTGAATTAATATTAAACAAGACCGGTTTGATTATAGAGTTGTTTGCAGTTGGACGAGTTGGAGTAATACCACCCGTGGTATTTAAATAATATAAAGTGTTCTCAGAAAGACTTGAGTTAAAAACTTTGCCACTAGATGTTATTTTATATGAAGATGCTGCTATGTCTGATATGAATCCTAAAAAATTTCTACAAGAAGTTAAACTACTAGTAGAACAAGCTCCCAATACACCACCAGTTATTCCTATTGGAGAGTTTAAACCTAATCCTGTCGGCACATTTCCATTTATTGTAATTACAGTATTACCAGAAATGCCGGTGCCTTGAGAAAAATCAACAGTTAATGTTATTCCTCCTTGATTATTGGGACCATTAATAATAATTCCAGTTCCGGCACTTATACCTCCAATTTTTAAAGAATTAATTCGACTTATTACTTCATTATTTCTAGTAAATAAAGTCTGAAAGGTATCGGTTGATTGTAAAGATGTTATTGGATTGAATGACATTTATTTCCTTAGATTGTAGCAAATAGCAAATTATTTATATAAGAAAGCTTGCCGTTAGTTATTTTTAATATTTCGCGTTGGTTTGATAAAGGATTACTTGTGATTTTAACACCATTTATATCAAATTTATACCTATCTGCTCCTAAACTTAAACTAGAATTTAGATATCCATTTGAATTGTCTTTTAAATTTGTGTCTTGATTTCCGTTTACATAACCAGAAGTTATATCTAATACTATTGTTAGATTGTTACTTACAGACGATATGGGAATATTTTTTACCGTATTATTATAGATCCAAAATTTAATACCACTAAAATCATCTACCAAGTACCAATCTGGTTTAATAGATACTACTCCATTAATATATGATACACTTTGAAATGGATGGAGTGGCACAGCACCGAACCAGGAAGGTCCTCTTATAGGTTCTGTTGGTATTGCTGGTTGAAATAAACTGGAACCAATAAAAATCCAATTTTTTAATAAAATATTATGTAAAGTTAAATTTTTATAAAAATTTTCTTGAATTTCATTCAGTTCTGATGCCTGAAGTGCATTGCCAGGTTTGAATCCGTGTAGTATGTAATTTTTGGAAGGGACATACGTATCAAATTCATTATCGCCTGTTCTAGAATTATATGGAAATTGACTGAGTGGTGTATTTTTAGAAAATGGAGGTTTCATATTATTATCTCATTTGTAATTCTGTTTGACTAATTGGTTGATTAAAAATTATATTTAAATATTCTCGACCAAAAGTTAATCCGGTCGAAATATATGGATATATTCGTAAAACACTTGGACATAATTCAGATATGATTTCATTGGTATACGGATCTGCTTCAATTAGACCGTAATAATTTGTGCTAGGAGAATGAGCGTCTATTCTGGAATTAATTATTCTGATCACTCCATCTGTTCCGATAGAATTGGTTGATGCTGCATCGAATATGGAATTAATATTGTTAAAAGTTAAAGATTTTGCTGTTCCTGATAGACTTATTGCAGATTGTATTGTATTTCGTTTTGTCGAATCCGCAATACCAGACAGACTTACTTGTGTTTGTTCTGTTGTATAATTTGTTCCGCCAGAAGTTAAACGAATTCCAGTTATTTGATTAAGACCGGAATTATTTATAGTAATAAATTCAATTGACGCTGCTGTTCCTTCTCCACCTGTTACAGTAATAGGCAACTCTGAAGCAGTAAGATTAAGATATGCAGCAGATACTCCTGTTATTGTATTTAAATTGATAAAGGCTCCTAAAATTGCACCTGCTGATATACCAGAAAATTTTGCTTCTTCGTAACATCGGGCTTCAAAATTTAATTTTGAATTTATTTTTTCTGTTGAAATATAAAATTCTAAAAATTGTTGTGGAGTTTTAATAGAAATGGTGCTGCTTGAAGTTAATCCTTGTGGATAAAATACTGTTGTGAGTAAATCTGTTTTTGTAGTTTCTTCTGCAGTATTTTTACAAGATTCACACGATGCTTCACTGGAATAAATTAAATTTGCCGTAGTTTTGGAACTATTAGTTAGATATAATGCACAAATTCCTGTCACTCCTGCAGTTGCTCCACATTCTATATCGTTTATTTCTCTGTCAATTACTAATTTTTTTAGACTATATGAACTAGGTGCAGGAATAGTAAAAGAATTTACCATGTTTATCACATTTGCACTTATACTATATAAATATAACCAAATATATCCATCCGAATATTTTACTTTACCCGATGTGTGTGTAGGTGGAATGACAGAAGAATTGGATATGTTTACGATATTTTTTTCATTATTAGACACGCAAAGATACACTTTATCATCATATAAGACATATGAATTTGAGCTATTGTTTTTAGACCAAGGAGTAAATTTTGATCCTCTAGACCAATTTTTACGAGTAATTCCAACACCTACATCATAGGAAGGAATAGGAAATAGTTGTAAATTCGACGAATTTATAACCTGATCATATGTTAAATAATTTCCGGTTGCACTTGTAGCATAACCAGTTATTAAAAAGTATTTGTTCATTTACGGACACTCCAATGGAATATTAGCATTTGGATTTATGTTATTATTTATACGACATAGTTTAAACATTTTTTCTATTGGAATATTAAAAAAACTGTTATAATCTTTAGTTTCTTCTGCCCAACTAGGAAAAAAGAAACACTGTTTGTTGCCCAAAGAACTTCCCACAAGAGGATCTAAACTACAACCTATAGTATAAGTTAAACCGTAAAATCCGGATAAAGAATAAGTTCCATCAACATAGTTTACATTTAATTGATACGGTAAATAGTTTCCTATTAGGGGTAATTCGCATATTTGATTTTGAATATAAGTAGATCCTGGTGGTTCATATTGATTTATTTCTAAATCAAAAATACAATTAGTACCAGCAGGATGATTTGTTCTAAGATGTAAATTTTTATAATTTTCTACATCTAAGTTGGTACTTAGTATATACGAATAATCTGTAAATACTCCACCGTCTTGAAATCTGTTATAATTTAATCTGGATCCTATTATTTCATTAGAAACTGCTTCTGGATCCAATAGACGATCTGCTATTACTGCATTAAATTTAAATCTAGAATCGTAAAATGCACCACCATTCAATCTAAGTATTTGCTTTTTAGGATATTTTATGAAAAATTCAGTATTTTCCACTGAAAATATTTTATTAAAAAATATTCCTAAGCCCTCTGCTGTTCCTTTTTTAAGGTAGAATCGAGTTTTGATTGATTTCACAAAACTGGAAAGAGATTTGGTAGTTACATCATTTCCATCTTTGTCTTTTAGTTCTTCGTCGTCGCGGTATTCTGGAAAATATGTACTATATAAACGTTTCAAAAATCGTTCTTTTGTTTTTTCAATATCAATAACTTGTAAATATTTGTCTTCAAGCAAATAATTCGAACCAGAGCCGCACTCTAAATCGCAATACAACCAATCGTAATATTTTTGAATAAAATCAAAAACAGTTATTTCATTTCCTCCTCTTTCTTCTTTTTCTACAAGAACCCAAAAAGGTATTTGTTTGGATATATCAAAATTTGTTATACAACAATCACCAGAAACTGTAGTTTCCGTTTGAGCATCTGTCTGTTGTAAAGCAGTTTGAGGTTCTAGTTGTCGAAATATAGAAGATAACTGATTCTGTAGTGCTGCAGCCGCTGTTATTGGCGTCTGATCATTATTGATAAAAGAAATATTAATTGACATTGTACTGTATCACGAAATTGATGGATTTAAAATAAACTTAGCCATTATTGTATTCATTATAGAAATATCAGTATTACTGGATTTTAAAGTAATTCTGGGTTCCAGGTGTTCCGCAAAAACTTTATTTATTATAATAGAATTATTCGAGAATGAACCAACATTGGAATTTATCACACTACCATTTAGATTCAATAATCTAACAGTCGCGCCGTTATGAATATCAAATTTTCCCTGGACTCCAGTTGTTGTGGTAAACTCATTTGAAATCACTGGATTGGTTGAGTCTAATGTTATACTCGTGCCAAATGATATTGTAGTTTGCGGTGCGTCTTCTACACCAAATTTAAAATCAATTGAATCAAAATCCAAACTGGTTAAAACAGACGTAAATTCATCAGTTATAGTATCTTTCCACTCACTAAAGTCAAAAGCAAGTTCAAACGCGTATCCTGAAACATAACTAGAAAACTGGGAATTGAATTTAGAAAGTATTTTATTTTTCCAAAATTGTTTTGCCGAAGTAGACAATTGAGACTTGAATGTAAGATCAATGTTTAATACTACATCAACTGTTTTAGGAATAATGTACTCCGGTATAACAGTTATCATATTTTTTTCTCTTAAAAATTGAACTATTTCGTTTGGGTTTCCTATTCCTGCGGGGAAAGAAATAAAGACTCTGCCGTATTTTGGTGGATTAATTTCGTTTCCACCGTATATTGCAATCTGATCGGGATCAGAAATATAACCGTTTTTTAATAAAAGTGCAACATAGTCTGAACTAGTTACTGCTCGTTCTTGTGCAGAAAATACTTTTGGGGCCAAAAATTTGATTAAATTTAAATCAGGACCGTCTGATCCTCCACCACTTATAGTGGCATCTAATATAGTGAAGGTTGAACTAGAAAACTGAAACAGTTCATTTGCTGCAGTTCCACTAGTCACAAGATAACTTATTCGTACTTGATCTGTTGGCAAAATGGTACGACCTAAATTATTTTTCTTACCAAAATCAATAACAAATGTGTCTCCTAACCGATCTATGTAAAACACTTCATCGTTATTGTTAGGAAAGAAGTTTATGTTTGTCCATTCAGACCAGTCTCCGTTTTCAGGTTTTACTTCTATTCTAATAGTTGATATATCTACATCTTCTTGTTGTATCAAATATTTTTGTTTTATTAAATCTATTTCATTGGTTATATCTTGTTCCGCTACAACTAATTTTGCTTCAGCAACTAAAATACCAGATCCTTCTCCACCCACTCCTTCAATTAAGGTTACTGGATTGAGATTATAAAAATTGTAAAAAGATCCACTAGATGATATCGCAGAAAACAACGTGTATCGGGCAACTTCACTGGACTGTATATTGGTATCACTGGTGAATATTTTAATAAACGCAGTTGCTGATCGTTTTCCTGGTACAGTATATCCTAATGGCTTCAGCAAAGAAATGATGGAAGTAGGTCGCCGTGCAGTATCTAAAAATGCTTCATTTGCAATCATATTAGAATAGAAAGCATAGTAATACGTATTATAGGCCAGTAAATCTATAACTGTTTGAATAACAGTTCCTTCGAAATTAAATCCACTGAAAACTGTTTGATTTCTTAAAAAATTAGTCAACGAAGATTTGATTTCATCGAAGTTGAGTTTAGTTAGATTGGGAGGAGTTTGAGTCATAGAGTTATGGTAAACGTTATTGCATCGGGATCGTTTATTAGATTTAATTTGACAATTAAATTTATTTTATTTTTGACTGTATTTTCCGCTGTTATATCTATTGTATCCGGATCTACTCTAGGCTCAGATGCTCTTATAGCTTCCGCGATATTGAATGATAAGTCTGCCAAAGAACTAGCATCAGAAGAAAATAGATATTCATGTGCATTCGATCCAAAAAAAGAATCAAACG